CACCTGAACCTCCAGCTCCACCTTTTTTAGAACAATTACATGGATTGGGATTACCTCCGCCTCCACCACCACCGCCACCAGTGTTAGCTGTTCCTGCGAATCCTACTGTTTTAGATAAAGGTACGGGTTGAGGAGAAGGATCGGATCCTGAAACTCCTGCACCACCCCCGCCGGGGCCTCCAGCCCCTCCGTAAGTTGGAAAACTTGGTGAGCAACGCGCTACGGGATCTGGATATCCTCCACGACCTCCGCCACCGCCTGCTCTTAATGTTGCATCTCCTGGCCATCCACTTGAACCTGCACCGCCATCTCCACCTGGACCTGTAACTCCACCACCTTGATCGGGAAGATCAGGAGCTGCCGCACCGGCACCTCCGCCACCACCAAAACCAGCATTATCGGCTGGGGTTCCTCGTCCCCCTGGATTTCCTTGAGACATCAATTTGGCCGGGTTATTTCCACACCCAGCAAAAACTGGACCTGGAGCAGGTCCCATATGACCTCCGCTTCCAGAAGCTCCATCTTTTCCTGTGCATCCTGGAGAGCCATTTGTAATTCCTTGCGCTCCTCCACTACTACATATTGTATGAATACCTACACCACTAAAACTTGATGTACCGCCATCGGTACTCAGAATATCTCCAGAAGGAGCAAATATTCCTCCTACTCCTCCACTTCCGATTACTGCTGAATAAGTAGTACAAGCCGTTAATTTTAAATCTGTATTATATTGATAGCCACCCGCACCTGCACCCGAAGCAAATCCTCCGCCGCCTCCACCGATAACTAATACGTTAACTGGGAATCCTCGAGTTGTAGGAAATGACCATTTATTTTGTAAGGCTGCATCATATTGATCTTCCATACTCCACATGCCTGAAACTTTACATACTGTGCCAGCCGCTTTTTCTTTAACGACCACCATGCCTGAACCACCATTAGCACCCCATTGATTACCAGGGCCATAACCACCTCCGCCGCCTCCACCACCGCGACCGCCTCCGCCTACACCAATAGGTGCAGTTGGGGGTTCTGAAGGAGGATTAGGAGAAGAATAAGGTGCGCCACCCACACCACCTGTTCCACCACCACCTGAACCACCAGCTCCGCCTGGAATTGAAAAAGGAGGTCCACCGCCAGGGTTTTGAACTCCTCCGCCGCCACCACCTCCAACGTTTCCGTCGAAAGTTCCATCGGCACCACCATAACTTGTAATATCTATTGTTGAAGTAATTGGACCACCAGCTCCGCCAACACCCGTTAAACTTGGTGAAGAACATCCACCTACCGCTGTCCAACCTCCACCACCAGCTGCTCGTGTGGGACCACTGGATCCACAATTTCCTCCGCCATCAAAACCTTGCGCAGGACTTGTAGGAGGAGTATTTCCTGATCCTCCAGTTCCGGGAGCACCATTACCAGCGTTTCCGCCCCCTGATCCTCCTGGACCACCAGCTCCAGATTGACATCCACCAAGGCCACCACCTTCGGCTTCGATTGTACTTGATAAAGCTATACTTGAATCACCACCTTTTGTCGAAGGGCCAGAAGGATAAGGACCACCTGTTCCCCCTGCACCAACTACAATTGCGTAGTCAGTTGAACCAGAGACCGATTGACAGGTTAAGGCTCTAACTCCACCAGCTCCGCCACCACCACCAACACCGCCAGCTCCACCTCCGCCACCACCAGCAACTACAACAACATCAACATTTGCTGTACATGCGTCTGTCGTAAGTGTTCCCGATGTCGAGAAGACTGAAACTTTGGGTGTGATTATTTTACCGACTGGGTTGTTAGGTCCGATAATTCCGCCATTAGCCATGGTTTAGATTACCTCCTATGCGTCGTCTAGTACTTCATACGATATGAATAGATCGAGATCTGATGCAGCGCTAGCTCCACCTTTTAAAACGTCCAGTTCTCTTAAATAAATTGGTGTATCTGATACCACCAAAGATGAATCAGCTGGAACGGAAATTGTTTTAGCTAGATAAACATCTGCTGCTCCACCAGCCACTGTACCACCAGCTGAAGTTTGAACATTTGTATCCACATATAGAGTTAAATCTGCAGCCGCCGAACCATCTACGTTTGCACATACAATTCTGTTAATTTTAATTAATTTATCTGCAGCCACCGTGAATAAAGCTGTAGTTACAGTGTTAGTTAAATTCCAGCCAACGGATTCACCGTTAATCGTTGTTACTGATACTATATTTGGATTTGCCATATTTTAATTCCTTTGTTTGTTTTTACCCGAAAATCATTGCCATTGCAATAGCTTTTCCTGTTGAAATTCCAGCACTTCCCCAGTCCGCTGACCCTGAACCATCAGTAACTAAAGCTTGGCCATTAGTCCCATCTGCTGCGGGAAATGTATATGCGGGTTGAGCAGCTGCTGTTCCTGCTGACCCTCTCGTACTAACGAATCCCGCCGTACGAATATCTGTTCCATCTTTATAACACCATGTATTACCATATTTAGGAATAGTTATTCCTGTTTGACCCGTAACTTTAAAAGTTATGGTATCAGAACCTGTTCGTGTAGTTCCATCAATAATTAAGAAAGGTTTAAGAATATCGGCTGCTCCACCAGGAGAAGATCCGGATCCTGCTTGATCAGCAATATCTAGTACTCTATTAGAACCACCAGTGGTTCCTGTAAGTTTAATAATCGTAGCTCTACCATCATAAGTTCCACTAGAATTATCAGGGATAGTTAAAGTTCTATCAGTCGTCATTGCGACTTCGATATACTTAAACATATCTCTAATGAAATTTAAATTGGTATTAGTATTATCTCCCCATGTACCGGCATTTTCACCAGTAGTCATTAGGTTAAATCCAAATGCGTTATAATTCGATGCCATAATTCTCCTAAGCTGCGGTTTTATCTACTTCGGTATAAGTTATGCTTGTACCCTTAGATACCTCACTATAAGTCACACTTGATCCCTTGTCAACCGGCGAATACGCGAATGCAGTAGCATTTGCAGAGGCCGTTAACCCGAGACCTGAAGGATAAACCACGGCTGTTGCAACGATACTTACACTACCTATGCTTGATGTCAACCCTAATCCTGCTACTGGATAGCCGGATTCTTGACGAATAGTTCCTAAAGAACTGCTTAAACCAAAGCCGGTTAAATCAATAGTGATATCAGTAAAGGCAGTTTCATCTCCTAAAGAAGCCGTTAAACCGAATCCTGTGAGATTAATAGTGGCTGGTCCAATAACATAAGTAGTTCCAATCGTGGTAGTTAAAGATTGACCAGTTACCGATTCAACAACACTTTCTTCAATACTTAATGTTCCTAAAGAAACAGTTGCTGAAACTCCTGTCGGTGTAACGGCATAGGTTCCCGCTAAAGATCCTACAGAAGCAGTCATGCTCACTCCCGTGACTAATTCATGAATAGCATCAGCTGAAATTCCTACTGCACCTACAGAAGCTGTTGCACTGACTCCTGATGGAAGAGTGGAATAAGCATCACCCCAAGCTAAATTACCCCATGTCTTTCTTCCCCAACCAACTTCAATATCATCTTCAACTACTACACTTCCCGATGTAGAAGTTAATCCTAAACCACCAATTTCAATAGTTGTTGTGAGAGTATAAGTACCCCAGTCATAAGATCCCCAGGTTAAACGTCCCCACCCTTCATTATTAAATTCTTCTGTATCTCCTACTGATGCAGTAAGAGCTATGCCTGTGACTTCAAATGTTGGAGTAGCGTTTTGACCCCATTGGTTTTGACCCCATGTGGTTCCGGTCTGGTTCCAAGTATTTATAGCCATCGGAGCTTACCTCCTTACGCTATTCTTAGAATCGCCTGCGTACTTGTAGCTGCTGGGAATTGAATGGTAAATGTTCCAGCTGTTGCGGTTTTATCTCCACCGAAATCTAAAACACATACCGCTTTATCTGAGGAAGAAGTATTATAAATTAAAGCTCCTCTAGCTGTAATAGTTGCAGTCTGCCAAGATACATTAGCAAAATCAACACATGCTGTGTCAGTTTCTAAAGTTACCAACTGACCCGCTACTGCTAATTTTTTTCCACCCGCTGTATAATTAGTTCCAGAAGTTTCTCCAGCTGTTAAATAATCTGTTGTAGATTTGCCAAGAGTCGCTGTACTGATGTACATTGCAATTTTAAAAACATCTGTACTGACCCCAAAGTCGTGTTCGCCTTCTAAGATCTGTGTTTTAAATGAGTTACAAACTGCACTTGTTGTTATAGCCATAAATCTCCTATTTAGTTAAACCCGAATCAGTCGTTGAAGGAGTATTAAGAGGGATACGAATTGTACCACTTGTGTAATCTCCTCTTCTTCGTCTTCCAATTTGTTCAAGACCGAATTTATCTATCTCCTGTTTATATCGGTTTTCATAATATGTCAACATATCCATTGGTCCTTTTAGATATCCAAAAGCCTCTACGAGAGAAGCATAAAGAAGGCCATTTCCGAACCTTTGACTAATATAAGTCGTCGTATTTCCTGAACTTAAGCCTGTAGGCATTTTTAAAAATTCCACTTCAATGGTATAAGCCGCATCGGGAGAAGGTCCTATTTTATAATATCCTGAACCCGAGCCATCTCCTCCATCATAATTAGCCCAATACAGAGGTTTTCCAGTATTACTAGTTTCATCCTGGGTATATTCATCTAACATGGTTTGATCTACTTTTTGTAGATACCACATGTTGTTAGAACTATCGGTCATTTTAATAGCTCTAATAATTAAACATCCTGAAGGAGCATTATAAGTTCCTTGGCCAGTGTTGGTTGTAGCTTTAAAATAAAATCTATTAGCATCAATATTAACATCTCTGAAGATTCTTTCTTCAGCATTAGCGATTAATTGATCAGTAATCGTGGAACTTAAAACCGAAGTATCAGTTTCACTAAAATTTAAAATTGCGGTAGTTAATGTTGCGTATGTAAATTGTGCCATTATGCTTGTAATGTGACTGGTCCTATTGAGATCGAGCCACCTCCTCCACGAGTATTACCTGTTGTAGCAGTTCCAGAGCTAACTGTAAACTGATAATAGTTGTAAGTTTCATTGTATTTAGTTCCATACTGAGAAATAACATGTCCCGCAGCTCTACAAATTTCTGATCCTTTTATTCCATCCAAGTCTTGGCAATCAGCATATTGAGCAACCGGATTGGTAGTCGTTCCTGTTCCTGGAGCTACCATAGTAGATCCATAAAAACGATAGGTATTTCCCAAAGTGCGTGTGTGGCCAGGTTCATAAACTCTCACAACAGAAGTTCCAGCCGTTGTAGTAAAAAAAGGGTTACCCCCTAATAAGGTACAGGTAGCAAATTCAGTTCGTGCTGTTCGAGGATGTTGTAAAGCTTGAGGATCTCCCCCCGTTACCTTTAATTCTAATTGAGGAGACTTAGGTTCATATTCAGAAATATGCACCCATGCCCCATTCCATTCTCTTACCATTTCAGGATAAGGAAATGCTTGACCGCTTCTATCCGAAATCGCCAACGAATATTTACCTTGAGAAAATCGTGCTGTCATTAACTCACCGATGGATAATAAGTTTGAGGAGTCACAAAAGCACTTGCTGCAGAACCATCTTCTGCGAGAGCTCTTGCTAATTCATCTTCATAATATAATTTTAATTCTTGTGTCTTAGCTGGATTAATTTTTTGACTTAAATAAAAAGCTAGACCTGATACTAAACATGGAAAAAATCTAAAAGGAACATCAGTTGTAAAACCATAGGCTCCATCTTTAGCTTGAGGATTAGGATGAGCTATTCCTGCATCTTGAATTCTTTTAATATAATAAATGTTTAAATATTTTCCTGCCTGAGAACTTCCTGGCGTTACATATAATGTAACTCTCGTTTTATCTATAAATCTTTGTACCCAAAATTGACTAGGAACTCCTTCGCTATTTTTATTAGCTAAAGCTCCATAAGTTGCTCTGTCAATTTTAGTTAGACTAATATCATTTTGACTGGTACCTGTCCCACTTCTATAAGCCGCTAATAGAACATCAGTAGCATTATAAATAAAAGTAGAAGAAGCGTCTGAACGTGCGGGATTTGTAGTACTGGAATCTCTTACCGTGTTATCCCAATAAATATCATAATTAGCTTGTCCATCATTAATGTAGATGGAAGCATTAGCTACTTCCCAAAAATGAATTCCTCTATTACCCCATTCTGATAATAAAATATTAAGAGAAAAAAGAGCAGTCTTTAAGCTCAACCCAGATGTCAATTGTACATTGCATCTTTCATAAGCATCTTCAATGCATTGAGAAACCGATGGGTTAAATGCGAGTGTATCTGAAGTCGCCATTTATCCCCCTATGCGTAGTAGAATGTTACGTCCGCAATAGTTGTTAAACTAACCGTTGGTTTAGTACGACAATATATACCTGTTCCGGGTAAGGTAACATTATATACCATTGGACTGGAAGAACCGTTTGGTGTTCCCCATACTCCTACAGAACTACTATTGTCTTCCAAATCAATTGTACCAGCTCCTGCTGTACAATTTGCAGAAAAACCTAAAATTCTTGCAGGTCCTGCAAAAATTACTTGATTCGCTACTGTACTAGTTATTCGTTTAGCTTTGATATCTACTGGATATGTACTCATATTTTATCTCCTATTCTGCGAGCTCCCGAAGGAGCTCACAAAGTTTATTTATTACGCCTGTAAGCCTGGCGATATTTGTTGAACGTAAGTTACG